GGTCTGGCTTTTGGTTTAGGGTCTTGCTCAATACGGTTAGGACGTTGTTAGCGTCCACAAGGCGAACCTTTGGCAAGTCGGAAAAAGGAACTTGGCAAAAGATTTCAAGCATCTTCTTTTGGCGGAACTCTTCGTCCCCTTCAATACGGGCAAAGCGTTGGTATTGCTCCAACGTAATTTCGTCAAGTGACGTAGGTACTACTAATTTCAGTTCCATAGGTAAATAACTCAACGGACGTTATAGCGACCGTAGTTTGGTTTAGAGAGCTTATTTGCTACCGCATAACGTGCAGCGTCGATTCCGTGGTTGAATGCGTCTATCGGCTTATTAAGCAGGTTTCCGTTCTTGTCTTCAACCCACTTGTAATTCTGGAGTTCTTTGATTAGGTTGCTGCTCCGTGGCGTTACGAATAGCTTATGCCGTTTTAGAATATCAATTCCTGCGTTTACCGAGTCGGCTCCCTTTACAGTTGGTTTTACGTTCCACCCGAAGCGGTGCAGCTCGTCAATAGACTTTGGCTCTGCGCTATCGGCAAAGACCTCGTCCCTTCGGTCTAAACTGAATGACTGAAAATGGGCGTGAATGTCTCGGTTTGTGAGTCCAGTTCGGTAAATGAGTTCGTCAAGGTATAAGTTGTTTTCCAACTGGTAAACGGCCACGAGTGCGGTTGGGTCGTTGGTGTAACCGAAGTCAAGTCCATACGATATAAGTTTTGCATCTGTTGGTATTTCGGCTTGCCCAAATTGAAAGATGGTCGCACGGCTCATTCCCCGTTCACCCAAGCCGTAGATGCGCCAGTAGTCCTCGTCTGTGTCTCGTAGGCGTTCTATTTCGTTTACAATCGACTTGTCGAGAAACGGGTTGTCTCTGTATGTTGTTTGGTAAAAGTCGCAGTCCTCACGGGGTATAACTCGGTCGTAAATCCAGTGAAACGAATCGGAGGGGTTGTAGTCAATAATAATACGCCCATCGGTACGAAATACCAACTGCTGCCAGTCCTCGTAAAACAACTCGTTACCCTCGTTTATGTAAAGCAAGTTCCGTTTACGGCCACGTATCTTCTGGGGCTGGTCAAGTGAAATAAACTCAACAAGGTTTCCGTTTAGGTGGTATTCGTTGCTGGACTTGTTATGGTATTCCTCGTTGTACAATTCGTAGGCACGTAGGATGTCGAGAAAGTCACGCATAACCGAAGCCCGAAGCGAAGGAAACGACTTACGGCAAATGGTGATGGTCTTGCCTGTATTTCGGTAGGTATATTCAAAGATAATCCATAGCAGGATATTGTAAGTTTTCCCACTCCGTGTACCGCCTTGCTCAACAACAATCTTCTTGTTGCTACGTTGCAGGTGGTTAAATACCTTATTCGTTCGTATCTTCTCCAAGTACCTCTATTTGGAACAACTTTCCGCCCACGGCATCAATCTCTTGACGCTCAACGTAGCCACGCTTCTTCCCCTTGGTTTTAAGAAAGAAAATGGTTGCGGTGGAGTTACCCTCTTTGATTTGTTTATGTAACTGGCTTTCTGCAAAGTCAATAGCCACGTCTGCGATTGAATCGACTGCTGCTTTATATTCTGGGTCGCTATCCATCCAAAGGTAGTGCGTAGTTCTTCCAATGCCTACCGTCTTGCAAGCCGAGGTAACTACCCCTAACGATTTTTCCAACGCATCGAGCATTGCCTTTTTATGCTGTACAGTTTTGTCCATCTAAATCTTTGTTTTATATTTGTTTCACCTGCGAGGGAAGTGTAATGGTTGCACGCTTGGTATTCCAATCAAGAAGTGGCGTTCAAATCGACCCTCTCGCTCAAAGTAGCCCTCCTTTCTTGGGGGGTTATTTTTTGCCCCTTATACATACCTGCGCCCATTTCATCTATTTTGCTAAATGGTATAATAGGAACAGTTATTTTACAGGTCTTGTCTATTAGGTAAATGTAACGTAGTTGGAAGCCTGGCAAAGGTTTTGCTCCTAATTTCTTCCAATCGTTCCTCGTTCTATATTTATGCTCCAACCCCAAATCCCTGCATATTTTTTTTATTTGCGGCAAATCCCAATTAGCTTCTATTGTCATTCCTGCAATACGCTCTCCATTTGGAAAAACAAACAATGTATTATTTTCTCTAATGTTTGTTAGAATAAAACCGCTTGCTCTATAAATTGTACCATCGCCACACTGTGTGCCATCGCTAAAACTTAAAATCCATTTTATTTGTGGAGCATTCTTTTTAATTAGTTTAATACTAATTGCAATACACCTGCTTTCTGAATACCTTGGAAGGTAGTCGTCAAAGGCCATACGGTTTAATTCTAACATTTCGTTCCAGCCCGTATCTGCCACAATTCCCAGTATTTTACTTTTATCCAATGGGCTCCCGTAGCTCATAACCCCGTGTAGTTTTCCGTCTAAAAAACAACCAAAGTGCAAATTACTATTTGCAACAACCTTTCCAGAGTAGTGATGCTTCTTTACGAACTCGTTGGCAATCTTTGCTGGGATTACCTTAACGATTATTTCCTTTGCTCTGCCCATTGCATAATAATTAAATAGAGTGCATTTCCATTTGAGTTCTCGTTACCAAAGGTTTCGCAGTATTTGTAGTCGTCTGTTGCTTTTATATCCGCAATAGCGTTCTTTATCTGCTCTGCCTGCTCATCCGCAAGCGTAAAGGTCATTTGCTGGAAGGGTGACTTATCCCCATCGGGCAAGGAGAACTCCTCATTAAAATCCTCTGCCTTTAAGTCGAAGCCGCCAATATCCAAGCCCCAGTCAGTCATTAAAGCAGCATCCCATTCATTAGCCAGAATGTCCCAGTCCCATTCACCGAAGCCAACGTTGTCTTTGATTATGAACTCCGCCTGTTGCTCTGGGGTTAACTGGTCTGCAATTAAAATAGGAACCTCGGTAAGCCCTGCGGCTTGGCACGCCTTTAATCGCATATTGCCTCCGAGTACAACCATATCCTTGTCCACAACAATAGGACGCAGGTTTAGCATCTCGGGAAACTCCTTGATTGACTTTACGAGCTTTTTGAATTTATCGTCTTTGATAATTCGTGGGTTGCTCGTATTGGGAACCACTTGGGTAATTGGTACTATTTGCATTCCTTTTAATTTTATTTACAATACAACCAGCAGTCAGCAATCAAGATACGATTCGGTAGTAACTCGTCTACCGCTTGAATTACTCCTTGCCAGTTCTCGTGGTAGTCGTCTCCTGCTAAATATCCGCCTTTCTTTACTTTTGGTAGCCATAGAGCAATATCCTCCTTTACAGCTTCGTAGGTATGCGTTAGGTCGATAAACACAACGTCCAAAGATTCGTCTGCAAACTTCTTGGAAGCAGTTTTAGAAGTGGCCTTAATGGATTTGTATTTGCGTTCTCCCATATTGGATTTGAACATTTTGTAGATGTCTACCTCTGTTGCCAGCTTATGCGTAGTGGTGAGTTCGTTTGGTGAACCCTTCCAAGTATCAATGATTATTATTTGCTTGTCTGTTGCTTTGTCGCATAGGTAGGCCGAGGACTTACCAAGCCAAGCACCAAGTTCCACGAATGTACCTCCTTCTGGCATTTGGGATATTAAGTAGTCGTATGCTGCTTCGTGGTTAAACCAGCCGTCTATATCTTGGTAGTGTTTCATTTCAGCAGGCGTTCTAAACGAATATCGTTAAAGTCGTGTATATTGAAGTTGGTTGTCATATCCTCGTGCAGTTGCATCGCAATATCAAACGCTTTGTCTATTGTTAATTCTTTAATCGCTTTGTTCCAGTCGCCTTTATGGGCAACCTTAATACAATTCTTGTCGGTTAGGTGTTGGGCATAGGGTGCTACGTCACTAATAATTAACGCACAACCAGCAAATCCAGCCTCAACCATTTTTAGATTCGATTTGCAGCGATTAAACTCACTTGGGATAAGTGGAGCCAGCGCAACGTCAAACGCTTGGTACATTGCTCCGTATTCATTCGGGGGCATTGTTTGGAGCTTGTATCTTGCTCGGCTTGCTTCAACGTAGCCACCAATATCCGCAACGTAGGATTCAACCGTTGAAAGGTCTATATTGTTTTGCGTAAGGTCTGGTAGGTGACTTATGCCTGCAACGTAAC